TTTGGGTGTTTTATAAATTCTTTCTTTTGTGCTGGTTCCAGGTAATATTCAGTATTTAAATTTTGATCAAGCACTTCAAATTTTTTCATTTCGTAAAATCTAGTAGTGCTTATAAAATTAACTTCCTTCACTCCGAGGGCAAGAAGATAACTTTTTAGTTCTTCGGTTTCATCCTCATTATGTTTGAATACTAAACTATCAACTCTTGCTTCGCCTCCAGCATCTATATACGCTTTCATATTTTCTATAACTTTATCAAAGTTCGTGTTTCTTCTATAAAGTTCATGTTTGCCTTTGAATCCGTCTACAGCAAACACAACCGTGCTATATGATACTGTTCCTATCACCTTGGCTAATTTAGCCCACCATTCCGGGTTGCGCATTCCGCCATTTGTGTGTAGTGCCAATCTAGTATTAGGATTGCATTCTCTTACATAGGAATAGATTTCCAAACAATCACGTGCAAATGCCGGATCACCGTAGTTGCCACAACTATAAAAATTTTGTAATTGTCCAAGGAATGATTTCGGAAACCATTTTTTAAAATCATCAATGCTCATATCGCCATTCTTGATAAAGGGTCTTGTTGGACCACCATGATAATTCCTAGCACACATAGGGCATTGAGCCTGGCACTTGTCCGTGAGTTCAAGATGTACTGTGGTTACTTTGGAAATTTGCTGAGTCATTATATACGTATTTAACCACCTTTGTGGTTGACAGTCCTATTAAAGACTTATATAATTGTGTTATGTTTAAATACATGACATTAATAATGGAGAACAGAAAATGTCACAAACAGAAGCAATCAAAACAGCAATGGAAGATTTCCTTGCTGAAGATGAGAAATTCGAAGCAGGTAATGGAGCAGCAGGTACAAGAGCTAGAAAAGCATTACAGGTACTAACAAAAGCAATCAAAGAAAGACGTAAAGAAATTACTGACACTAAAAATGCCCGTAAAGCAGAAAAGCAAGGGAGTTAGTAATGGACGACGATTTAGATTTTACTCTTTCGTCTGATACTACATACACTGGCGGTGCAGGCAGCACCGTCGGTGGCATTCTTCCATCAGAAGATATTGCCTACAGCATAAGCATATCAGATACAAACGATACAGGATCAGAATGGTCATACAATAAGCCAACTATAACCTTCGGGGATACTAGCATGGATCATGAAGTCGGAGGTGCAATGCGCAAACGATTAGAAGCAATTGAGAATAGGTTAAACATTTTAGTACCAGACCCTGAGAAACTAGAAAAGTTCGAAGCATTACAAAAAGCATACGAACATTATAAACATTTAGAAAAACTTTGCGAGATAGAAGAGGACCAATAACATGCAAGTTAAATTAATTTCATATAGTAAAGCACCTGATGAACTAGGACTTGAAGACTGCCAAGAGCTAATTGCTTATTGTGCTAGAGTAAGCAATCCTAGTAATCAGATGAATATGGAAACTAGTGAAAAACTAATTAAATATCTAATCAAACACGCACATTGGTCACCTTTAGAAATGGTAAGTGCTTGTTTAGAAATTCAAACTACACGTGATATTGCACACCAAATTGTAAGACATAGAAGTTTTGCCTTCCAAGAGTTTAGTCAGCGTTATGCTAATCCTGAAGACCAAGGCGATATGTTCGAATACAGTGAAGCACGATTACAAGATCTAAAGAACAGACAAAATAGTATTGATGTTGCCGATGAAAAACTACAACTTGATTGGCTACATGCACAAATGCGTGTTGCGCATTGGGCCAAGAAAGAATATGATTGGGCAATTAAAAAAGGTATTGCTAAAGAACAAGCACGAAAAGTACTGCCTGAAGGTATTACAAAAACTACATTATACATGAATGGTAGTTTACGTAGTTGGATCCATTACATTGAACTACGTGGTGCAAACGGAACACAAAAAGAGCATATGGACATTGCACATGCTTGTGCAAAAGTTATAGCAGATATATTTCCGTTAGCACATGATTTAGTCTAAATTAATCATATTAATTCTTTTTCGTAACTTTTTTCTTGACAAATGATATATATCATCATATACTTTATTTTTTGTTGAAGGAGCAAACAGGACATGGCTGGAAGAAAGAAAATAGCAAAAGCGGCGCAACGTTTTAGAAATGCGGCAAAACTTCAAGAGCCGTCATGGGATGATTACGACAAACTTACAGGGGAAGAGTTTCACCGCAAGCGCCAAGGCTCACATCAATGGTATTACAATAATTACAAGACTTCCGATCTAATGGGTGATGTTTGGAAATGGATGGGAGCCAATGATTACACAAAAGACGAAATAAAAAAAGCAAAAACTGTAAATGATTATACAATAAGCGGTACTGCTGCTATTACATGTAGAATGCTTAATAAAGGCATGCCCGACATTTACAAACCAGCAGCAGATTATTGGGACAGTCTACCAGGTACTAGTGGAGAACTTAAACCTGTCACAGAATTTATTAGAAGTAGAATTGCTGTTGCTTTAGGGGAAGCTCAGGACGAAGAAAAGATTGAAAAGCAAAAAGAAGAACAAGAAAAGAAAGAAAATGTAGGTAAAGTAAAATACGTGCCTAGTATACAAGAAAGGCTTAGACAGGCAGCAAATCTTATGTCAGAGTTTATAGAAGAGGCACATGATGACTTTATTGAAGGTAAGATAAGTGATTTTAAGGCGATTAAACCGGCAACAAAACTACGTCGACTAGACTGTAAGCAGCCGCATGCTAGAATGATAAAGAGCTTTTACGAGCCTTTAATCAAAGAATATGAAGAAATACTAAATCCTCCTAGCACAAAAAACATGACTGAACAAGAAAAAGACTATGCTACCCAATTAAAAGAAGGATACAGTATTTTTAGTAAATCAGAGATTAAGAAGATGTATCAGTTTTATCTAGCAGTGCAAGGTGCATGTGATGCTATTATTGCTGAGTCTAAAGCAAATAGAAAGCCTCGCAAAGTTCATGCTAAATCACCTGAAAAAGTAGTAGAAAAACTGAAATACAAAATTTCAGATGACAAATATGCTATCAGTAGTGTTCAACCACACAAATTTATAGGTGCAAACTGCTTGGTTGTGTTTAATTCAAAAACACGTAAACTAGGTATATATTACACATCTGTAGAAGATCCGTTAGGCACTGGGAGAGATGGTAGCGGATTGCATCTCAAAGGACAGACTTTACAAAGATTTAATGACAAAACCAGCGTTTCTTACACGCTTAGAAAGCCTCTAGAACAACTAAAAGAAGTTAAGGACTTGAATACTCGTAAGAAATTTGAGAATTGGATGGAAAAAATCACTACTACTCCTATTAAGATGAATGGTAGACTTAATCCCGAAACATTATTAATAGCCGTTTATTAGCATTGTTATTGTTTTATATAAATACAGTATGAGCAACAACACGAATACCTATGGTAAAACAGGACAACAATAATGGCAACTGAACAAGAAAAACTAGATGCATTAGCGGCGGCGCTGGCTGATCTAGCACAGGACGAACCTAATCTAGATAGTGTGCAGCATATTAAATTTAAAGATCCGATAGCAGGAAAAGGATTGCTATGGACTGGCAAAGACTACACAAAACAATTTGTCTTTCAAGATGATAACTTATTCTCATCAGAAAACATTAATATTGCTAAAGGTAAACATGTAAAGATTGACGATCAAGTTGTTCTAAGTAACGATACATTAGGTAATAATGTTACAAAAAGTAATTTAAAAGAAGTTGGAAAACTAAAAGGACTTATCGTTGATGGCGGAATGTCTATCAATAACTATTTGATATTTGATGCTAACAGTGATAGACTAGGTATTGGAACAGAAGAACCAAATGCTGCTTTAAGTGTTGCAGAAGACGGCATTGAAGTAATGGTTGGTACAGAAGACTTTGTAAAAGGTTTTGTTGGTACATTTGCTAGTCACGATTTAGAATTAAAAACAGATAGTACTACCAGAGTAGCAATTAAAGCAGGCGGTGATATTGAATTAGGTAATCCAAATGCATCACCAGTAAAGGTTTCAGTCAAAGGTAAACTTGCTATTGGAGTTAATAATCCAGATAGCGATGTAGACTTACACGTAAGAGGTGCTATTAAGTTTGACAATAAGAAGCATTTATCAGGAAATGCTGCTCCAACAGGCGGACAATTCAATCAAGGTGACATTGTGTGGAACACCAATCCAACATCAGGAAGATTTATAGGTTGGGTATGTGTTAAAGCAGGCGGTCCTGGTCTATGGACCACATTCGGACCTATCACCTAAACACCCATTTAAATAACTGCCATGGCACTAGTAATAGGAAATGGCGAAAGTAGACAAGGAATAGATCTCTCGAGTTTTGGTGAACGACTAATAGTCGGTTGCAATGCTCTACACAGAGATACACATGTTGATCATCTTGTATGTTGCGACAGAAGGATGGTTGATGAATCTTTGGATAGTGATAACACAAAAAATACAAAAATTTATGTTAGGCAGGACTATATTAATTTTTATTCAAAAGAAGATCCAAGAGTAAATCTTGTACCTCAACTACCATACAAAGGTAAAACAAAAGCAGATACTCCTATACATTGGGGTAGTGGTCCTTATGCAGTTCTTGTGGCTGCAAATTTACCAGTACAAGAAATTTTTTTATTAGGGTTTGACCTATATCCTAGTCAATCTAATACAGTCAATAATATCTACAAAGGTACAAACAATTATTCTTCTAAAAAATCAAAACCTATTGATTATTCATTTTGGCAATATCAAATTGCAAAAGTTTTTGAATATTTTCCTGACAAGCAGTTTGTAATTTACAACGATCCTAGTTGGGAATTACCAAAAACGTGGAATCGAAATAACGTTTCGGTAAAGTTTTTACATTCAAGTTCTTGACTCTTGCCTAAATAGAACGTATAATTACTAGTATGTTTAACAAAGGACTTGGCGTCATCCCTTCTAATTCTGCCGCCCATAAAACATTATAGTAGGAGAACATTATGGGAAAACATTTAAGTACAAAACATTACGGACACAACATTGGTCTTTCGGCAGTATTCAGACAGCCTAACGCAGATCATTCACACTGTCATTTGCTACACGGTTATAGTTTAGCATTTACATTTACATTTGGTTGTAATGAATTAGACAACAAAAACTGGGCAGTTGACTTTGGTGGACTAAAGCCTTTGAAGAAATGGCTAGAAGATCACTTTGATCACAAAACAGCAATTGATAAAAACGATCCACACATGGACAAGTTTATGGAACTACAAGAACTTGACCTAGCAGAAATTGTTGTAATGGATGGTGTTGGTGCAGAAAAATTTGCAGAACACGCTTTTAACTTTGCAGACAAACTAGTACGTGAAATGAGTGACAACCGTTGCTACTGCGTAAGAGTAGAGTGTGCAGAACACGGAGCAAATAGTGCAATCTATGAAGCATAATATTAGAATAATTGCAGGACCTTGTCAACACGAAACAAAAGAACAAAGTCTCGCTATTGCAAAAGAATGTAAACGTGTTTGTGATAAACACGGTATCGAATACATTTTTAAAGCAAGTTACGATAAGGCGAATAGGTCGAGTATTCACGGCATTAGAGGCCGGGGATTAGCGGACACTATGCAAGACTTTAAAAGTCTTAAGCAGATTATACCTAGTCTAAAAATTATTACAGATGTACATAACATCAATGAGATTCTAAAAATTGGTGCGTACTATGATGATATAATCGATGTGTTACAGATACCTGCATTCTTGTGTAGACAAACTGACTTAGTACGTGCAGCCTGTAAAACAAACAAGATTGTAAACATTAAAAAAGGACAGTTCCTTGCACCTTGGGACATTGAAAACATTTTATCTAAAACGGAAGGTGCTAAAGAAGTTTGGATTACAGAAAGGGGAACAAGTTTTGGATATAATACTTTGGTCACTGATTTCACTGGCCTTCAGTTTATGCTGTCTAATTATAACGTTCCCATTGTTTATGACATTACGCACTCGGTTCAAAAACCCGGAGGTATGGGCACTAGCAGTGGCGGTAATCGTGAGTATGTGCCTGGCTTGGCTCGTGCTGCATCTGCAATGGGTATAACAAACTTCTTTTTAGAAGTTCATCATGATCCAGATAATGCACCTAGTGATGGTCCAAACGCATTACATTTAAAAGACTTTAAAAAGGTAGTAGATGAAATCCACCGCTATTCTTATACCGGCTAGATACGCTAGTACACGCTTCCCTGGTAAACCACTTGCTATGCTTAATGGTGTTCCTATGATAAAGCGAGTGTATGACGCTTGTACAGCGTCTAATATACCAACATATGTGCTTACTGACGATATGCGTATTTTTAATTTGTTTGGTCCTGATAAGTGTTGGATAGAACAAATTGATTATGCAAACGGTACAGAACGATGTGCTGGTGCTATTAAAAACGACTTCTTTGCACAGTATGATCAATTCATAAATGTGCAAGGTGATATGCCCGACGTAACAGTTGACATGATTGAGAAATGTGTTTGGCATTTACAGCATTATCAAATAACTACATTGTGGACAGACATGCCCAAAGAAATGCAAGACGATCCTAACAGTGTTAAGATGATCCGAACAGGCGATAAGGCATTATGGTTCGGTAGAGGTATTACAGGTTATGGTGACTGGCATTTAGGTATATACGGATATAGTCGTAGTGTATTAGAATTTTATAGTTCATACGATGTTGAACAAGAAGAACAAGTTGAGAAGTTAGAGCAATTACGCTGGCTTAAAGCAGGTTGGGATATAGGATGCCTACATGCTGATTTTAATGGAGTAGAAATAAACACTCCAGAGGATATTGATAGATGGCAAAACTAGACAAATCACAATACACAAAAGAACAGCGTAAAGCATATAAATTACGTAGAAAATTTGAAAAAGAACAATCGCGAGATCTTAAAAGAACAGGAGGAGACTTACAGCCTTCAATTTCTAATATACTATGTGTACGCTTTGGTAACAAGTATTCTATTTCTTATGTAGAAAAACTAAGAAATATGATTGATAGACATACTACTGTTCCTTATAAATTGTATTGCCTTACAGATGATCCTACTCCTATAAAAGGAGTTTCACTTATTGTCCGACCAAATGAAGGATATGCAAAAGGATGGTGGCACAAAGTACATATGTTTGATGCTGATTTACCAGTGTCCGGTAGAATATTATATATGGATCTAGATGTTGTAATTTGTGATAACATAGATAAACTGCTAAACTTACAAGGCAATGTCTTTATGGGAATAAGAGACTTTAACAGAAAATTTCATAGAGATTGGAAATACCTAAACAGTAGTGTTATGAGTTGGATTCATGGAAGCCAAGCGTATATCTATACAAAATTTAAACAAAACCCACAAGTTGCAATGAGGTTACATGGTGACCAAGATTGGACGTGGAAGTGTGCTAAACCTATTATTAGGTTTTGGCCAGAGCATTGGATACAAAGTTACAAATGGGAAATTAGAAATAGAAATGAGTTACAAGTGATAAATGGAGTTAGACAATTTGTAGAACAGAAAGATGATGTAGAAATACCACTAGAATGCTGTATAGCAGTATTTCATGGGGATCCAAACCCTGGTATTGTACAAGATAAATTTGTTGTGGAGAATTGGGTATGACAGTGAGTAATAGATTTATATTTGATGTTGACGGGACACTTACCCCTAGTAGGAAACAAATAGACAAAGAGTTTGCAAAGTTCTTTTTACATTTTTGTAAAACTAATTACGTTTACTTTGTTACAGGTAGTGATAGAGATAAAACAGTTGAACAAGTAGGCGACACGCTGTATGGTATGGCTGAACGTGTATATAATTGCAGTGGATGTGATGTCTATCAAGGCAAGAAAAATATTCACACAAGTTCTTGGAAACTTCCAGAACTAGCAGAAAAATTCCTAACGCAGTGTATGAAAGAAAGTGAATTTGTACTAAGAACAGGATTACACTTTGAACATCGTCCAGGCATGTGTAACTTTAGCGTTGTAGGTAGAAATGCTACACTAGGAGAGCGTAAGTTATATGTTGGTCATGATGAAAAAATAAATGAAAGAAACACAATAGCAAAAGCATTTTGTACTTTATTCCCAGATATAGATGCCAAAGTAGGTGGTGAAACAGGTATTGATATATTTCCAAAAGGCTGTGATAAAGGCCAAATACTAAAAGATTTTAATCCAAATGATATTTTGCATTTCTTCGGTGACGATATGCATCCTGAAGGAAATGATTATCCTTTGAAAAAAGAAATCATTGACAACGACTTAGGTTTCTGCTATAATGTAAAAGATTATAAAGAAACTTGGAAAATATTACGTGACGAATTCTCAATATAAACGCATAGGCTTTGCCTGCAAATACATGTACACTGATCAAACTCAGAAGAAAAAACTTCTTGAGGAGATACAGCGTCCCTTTAATACACGTTCAACAACTGTTGCGTGGCTAAACAGACAGACTAAAGAAGTTGCAGAAGAACGATTGTGGGATATTATGGTCCATAACATACAATCGTATATGAATCTTATTTGTTATGTAGGAGGACTACCAAATGAATTACGAATGGTTAGGTTGGGAAGTGACGTCCTGCCTGTTTATACTCAGTCTGATTGGTCTTACTTCTGGCGCAAGCCTGATGTACGAAAATATTGCGAGACCAACTTCGCTAACGTCGGCGCAAAAGCTCGTGAACTTGATGTTAGGGTGTCTATGCATCCTGGTCAGTTCACTGTACTTGCGTCAGATAATCCTAATATTGTAGAAAGGAGCATAGAAGAATTTGAATATCACACCGATGTCTTCCGCTGGATGGGATACGGCAAGTCCTTCCAAGATGCGAAGTGCAATGTACACATATCCGGTAGGCAAGGTCCAGCCGGTATCCAACGAGCTCTCCCAAGATTATCTCAAGAGGCGCGAAATATTATTACGATCGAGAACGACGAAATGTCGTGGGGTATTGATGCAAGCCTCGAACTTGCAAACGACCTTGCCCTCGTTCTTGACATACACCATCACTGGGTCGCTAGTGGTGAATACATTCAACCAACCGACGATAGATTTCTACGCATAGTTGACAGTTGGCGTGGTGTACGTCCTGTTATTCATTACAGTGTTTCACGTGAAGACTTACTTGTAGGACATGATCCTAACGTATTACCTAACATGAACGAACTACTTGAACAAGGCTTTAAGAAACAAAAACTACGAGCTCATAGCGATATGATGTGGAATCATGCTGTTAATGACTGGGCTCTACAGTTTAACGACTCTGCAGACATTATGGTAGAAAGCAAGGCTAAGAATTTGGCAAGTATTGCATTACACCAGCATTCTGTTCTCTTCGAGGAAGTCTAGCATAAATATGTTAGATGCTAAAAGAACTTAAAGATATCATAATAGAGGCTGAAAAGCAACGTCCTACATTGGTTTTAAATCCATTACCGTATTCGCGTGATGCATTAGAACCTGTGATGAGCAAAGAAAGTATAGATTTACACTATGCTAAGTTGTCTAAAGGATATGTAGATCGATACAACAACAAAGAAGGTGATGACACTTTTAACTTTGGTGGTGCTCATTTACATAATTTGTTTTGGCCTATGTTACAATCACCAAGTTCAGGGAATAAGCCCTTAGGAGCATCTGAAGAACTTATTAACACTAAGTTTGGATCTTACGAAAAATTTAAAAATGAATTCATAGAAAAAGCCAAGAGCCTTCAGGGCAGTGGATGGTGTTATATGGATGTCAAAGGCAAGTTAGGATTAATTGCTAATCAAGATTTCAAGAAAGGAACACAGATTGCTTTTCTTGTTGATATGTGGGAACACTCTTATTTGCTCGACTCAACTAAAGACAAATATCTTGAGAACATTTGGCGTATCATAAACTGGCCAATCGTGAACGATAGAATACAAGGAGAATAATTTATGCTAAAGTGGCTTAAAAAGATTTTCGTACCTGCTGTAGACACTAAAGAAGAAGTTCTAGTGTTAAAAAAGCAAGTAATCGGAAAGAAATCGGAACTAACAAAGATGTCAAAAGTACAACTAGAAGAACTAGGTCGTGCTTATGATGTTGAGTTAGACCGTAGATTAACTAAAACTAAACTAGTTGATCAACTATGGAAAATAGTTAAACCTAAAAAATAAAATAAGGAAACAATAACATGTTAGATACATTTAAAAGTTGGGTAAGCAAATCATTTCAAGAAAGAACATCTTGGGATGGAGCAGTCTTAATTGCATTTGGTATTATAGTATTAATTGCAAAACCTTTAGCCGGCTTATTAGCATATGCTGCTATTGCATATGGTGCTTGGACTATTTGGAAAAGTGAATAGTTAGATGCCAGACGCAGTTAACATCACAGATTCTGCAATTAAGCATATGGAAGGCTTAATTGAAAAGACCGGCAAGCCTATTGTCCGACTTCAAATGAAGGGCGGTGGCTGTGCCGGATTTTCATACGATTGGCAGATGAGTGATTCTAAAGAATTAGATGACGAAATTATAAAACTTCCAAGTGGTGAATTTGCTATTGATAGTTCAAGTTTACTATATCTTATAGGTACTGAAATAGATTATGTTGAAGAAGTGTTCGGTTCCCATCTCACAATTAAAAATCCTAACTCAACATCAAGTTGTGGCTGCGGCGAAAGCGTAGGGTTTTAGTTATTCCCAATTACAATGTTTGCATCAGCAGGCATATCCCACATTTGTTTTTGCTCTACGCCTTTGCGTTGTGCAAAACGCTTGGCATCACAATCTCCACAAACGTGAAAGTAATTATTGCTTAGCCGGGCTTTGCTTATCTTTTTTAAATCCCTGGTAAATACACTGTCACAGTTATCACATCGGAGTTCAACGATAGTTTTAATACGGTTATAAACGTGTTCTCTACCTAACTTGCTCTTCCTTTTGTGTTCTGTTATAACTTTTTTGGTGCCTATAAACATAGTTATATTTACTATTTTACATTAGGCTTACAGAATAAATTGATAAATATTATTGAAACAAAGGACTTCTAGGGGATAAGATGGCAAGAAAAGTAATAGATACCGGTGTAGTAGGTAACGACGGAACTGGCGATAGTATCCGCGATTCGTTTAGTAAAGTAAACGATAACTTTAGAGAATTATACAGTTCATTAGGTTTAGGAGAAAAATTAACTTTCTTAGGACTTGATGATACACCATCCAATTTCGTTGGGCAAGAAGCAGCAGTTGTTTCTGTTAATAATACTACAGACGGACTACAATTTAAACAGATTACAGGCGGAACTGGTGTAGCAGTTGATACTACTAGTAATAGTAACCAAATTATTGTAAGCACAGAGTTTTCTGAAATATCAGGTGATACGTCACCACAACTTGGTGGTAACTTATCTGTTGCTTCAGGTGGTAACACATACCGTATTAAAGATATGGCTACTCCTGTTTCAGATGATGAAGCAGCAAACAAAGGCTACGTTGATTCAAAGATTTCAAAGGCTGGTGTTGACGCAATAGATCCTGCTACAGGCGCAACAAATATTTCTTTTGGAACTATGAGTGGGCCGTTGATTCTTTCACGTTCTCCTGAACCGGATGACGATGCTAGATACGATGGATTAATTGCTGCGACTAAATCATATGTTGACGGATCATCTTTTGGATCGAGTGTAAACTTATATGTTGCAACATCAGGTTCTGATGTTAGAACAGGAGTTTCAGATGCCTTACAAGGTAGAGCACTTGCTTATGCCTACAGAACACTTGAAGCAGCATGTAAAAAAGCAGAAGAAATTTTACTTGAATCTAACGACGATATTGGTCCATACGAAAAGAAATTAACTTATGCTAACGGAACAAAATCAGTTGAACTAGCAACTATTGGTACATCACCTACATCAGGTACAGGGTTTGTTGGATCACCAAGACTAAGTGTTGATACTATTACATTAAATGCTGTAGGAACAAACTACCAAGCAGGAGACATTATTACTCTTGCTGGCGGAACAGGTGGCGCTGCAAAATATGAAGTTTTAACAACTGCATCTTCACCAGGCGGTGTTGTAACATTTAAACAACTTAGTTCAGGTAACTATACTGCATTGCCAGGTTCTACTGGAGTTACAACTACTTCAGATAGTGCATTTGGTTCGGGTGCAACATTTAATGTTACTTACAAAGTAAACAACGTTACAATTAGTAATGGTGGATCAGGACACAGTTTAGTTTCAGTACGTATTACTGGCGGAGGCGGCGTAGGTGCGTTTGGTGAAGCAACCGTAGTTGGTGGTGTTATTACTGCTATCGAAGTTACTGATAGTGGAAGCGGATTTACTAGCATTCCAACTGTTGCGGCTGATTTGCCTAGATTCCTTTTAAAGACTGAAGGACAGCGCACTGATTATACTGGTGATGTTTTAACAGACACTGAAGTTGCATTTAGAACAAGAGATATTAGAGAAGGCTTGTTTATTAAAGGTTTAACATCTGGTGCACAAGCACAGATACTTGCACATGAAGGTGCATTAGATAGTAGTGGAAATGAAATATTTGATGTTGATATTAAGTTTGGTAATTTCCAAATTGGTGAAGAACTATCATATGGTGATATTAGTAACCAAACACAAATTACTATCTTACTTGAAAGCGGAGTGTACGAGGAAAACTATCCTATTAAAGTTCCGCAGAACGTTGCTATTGTAGGTAATGAATTTAGACGTTGTATCATAAAGCCAAGAGCAGGAACTTCTAGTTCTCCTTGGGCTTTCCAAAGATTTAGAAGAGATACAACCATTGATGGACTTACAACTGCAAGCGATTTATATGGATACCATTACCTAGAAGATACTACACAACCTGTATATCCTAGAATAAACAACGGCGGCGGCTACAAAGCATCAGCAGCACTTATAAAATTAAATAGAACATTTTTGCAAGAAGAAATTGCTGCTTGGATTAACTATCAAATCACAAATAACATAGCACCTTATACATCTTCATTCACTTATAGTGAAGCATTATGTAAACGAGATGTTGGACTGATACTAGATGCAATGATATTTGATTTGAAGTATGGTGAATACAATAGAACTATATCAGCAGGTTTAAAATATTATCAAAATGCAAGTGGAAGACTTGCAATTACAACTCAACTTTCTGAAACACTTGCATCACTTACATATTTAGAAACTATACTAGATAAAATTATTGCTAATGATCCTATTACAACAGTTTATAATACAGGGTTCCTTCAAATTACTGATGCAGCATTTGTTAAAGAAACTGGTACAGAAGGTGTACTAGAAGAGTTATTTGATGCACTAGAAGATGTAATTGATGGATCAGGAAGTGTAAACTATCCTAAAGATAATGATAAACTTGACGTATTCTTATGTAACGATGCTGTAATACTTAGAGCGATGACAATGCAAGGACATGGCGGTTTTGCTATGACACTTGATCCAACAGGACAGATACTTGCTAAGTCACCTTATGCACAGGAATGTGCTTCATTTAGTAAATCTATTAACGCACAAACATTTGCAGGCGGTATGTTTGTTGACGGGTTTGCTGGTAACTTACAATTTTTACACGCTAGTAGCACAAGCACAACACGTATTAATGTAGCAGGACTAGATAGATTCCCAGAACTACCAGCATCATTTATTGTTGGCGATGATATTTTCAAAGTAAACTATGTTAGAGATTATGTATATGGTGCGAGCGGAAGTACTGCAACACTTGTACTTGATGAAACTACACCTTTTAGTTTAACACCCGGTGCACAAACATTAACAAGTATTACACAAGCAGATCCTGCTGTGTTTACTAAAACAGATCACGGGTTACAAGCAGGCGCTACAATTGTCTTTAGTACAACAGGAACATTGCCAACAGGAATAGTAGCCGGCAAAGAATATTATGTTTCTGAAACAGGACTAACAGGTAACACATTTAGAATAACTTCTCAATTTTTAGGCAGTGTCCAAATTGCAACAACTAGTGCAGGCAGCGGAACACACAGTTATCAGAGAAAATATGAAATATTGATGCCTGGTAACAGATCAATGTTATCGAATGACTTTACACAGATTTCAGATATGGGTTACGGCTTGTTGGCTACTAACGGTGGTTTAACAGAAGCAGTATCTATGTTTACATATTACTGTTATGCTTCTTACATGTCACTTAATGGTGCGCAGATTAGAAGTATTGGTGGTTCTTCTGCACATGGTATCTATGCATTGGTTGCAGATGGTTCAGACCCACTTGAAGTTCCAACTCCTACAACATTGTATTATGATGTTGCACAGAGAGTTGATTGTTATTTCCCAAGTGCTTCTTTCCAAAACGTAACGGGTGGGTTAGTTGTATATGTTAACAATTATGATTATACTCCTCTTAACAATTCAGAACTTGAAGTCGACCATGGTAATTTAATTTTTAGATATCCTGTTACATCAGTTTCAACTACAGACTTACCAACAGGTGTTGCAAAACTTAATTTAACAAGTGATACAACAGGAAACTTTGATGGATTGTTTGCTGCTATTTCAGATGGAACGAAGTTGTCACTTAGAAGTAATTCTCAAATTGTTTTAACAGGTGAACTTGCTGACGTTGCTACAAGACCATCAACAGGTTTACGTTTTGCTGAATCGCCAACCGATGTTTATCGTGTATTACAATTTGAAGATTTTAATGATAGCACAGCAGGTAGAGGTGCTTTTGATGTAGAATTTACTGTAGCAAACCCTACAGTACTAACATTTACTATTACTGTAACTGATATTGCAAGTAATAATACGCTTACTACAGATAGAAACCACGGATTAAGACGTGGTGATACATTTGTTCCTAAGACTACAGCAAACGGATTAACAGCATCAACAACTTATTATGTATTTGATGTTCCTACTTATAATACAATACAACTTACTACGTCATTAGGCGGTACATTACTTGGAGGCTTAACTAATGGATCAGGATTAAGTTTAGTAAATGTTATTGCTCACAAACAGTTAGCAGACTATAGACTAACATTTGCTTCGACTGGAACATTACCAACAGGAATTACTGCTGGTATTACATATTTTGTACTAGAAACAAATTTAACATCTACAACTTTTGAAATTGGTACAAGTAAAACTAGTGCTGCACTAGAAGTAACAGGTGCTGGTTCTGGAGATATAACTGCAATAGCAGATGGTATTACAAAGACTACGCTTAGAGAAAACTATGATTACATTGATTTAACTGTATATCAACCTAGTGAAAGTGTTGGCACAACTGGTGCAAATCCTGTGGTTCCTGGAGCATTTACAGGGCTTACTAGTATTAGTGTTGCAGCACCAGCAGTATTCACAACTGCATCACCGCATGGATTTGCAGTTGGTGATGTAATTAGATTAAAAACAACAGGATCATTACCAACTGGTTTAAACGAAAGTCTACACTATTTTGTATCCAATAACAATAAAGATAGTTTAGGTGCTAGTTCTGTACAATTTACTGTAACAACTACACCACCTGCACTTGCAAGTTCAGTAGAAGTTGATACTTCAGGTACACAAAGTGGAACACAGACTTTTGCAAAAGTATTAGGTAGAGCAGGTGATTCAACGATTAGTGTTGTTCCGGTTGCTCCTCAAGAGCGAGCGCGGGTTGCTAATTCAAGATTTGTATTCAAAGGTGAAGAATATATTGTTAGCCAGTATGAATCAGAAGACGATCTTAACGATAACTATGCTAGAATAACTCTTAATAGACCACTAGAAGATAGTATAATAGAATTTGAAGGATCTTACACAATACGAAGTGCAGTTCCAACTAGGAGTTTAAACAGTTATGGTAACTTAACTATTAGAATTTCATTAACTCGTGTAACTGGACATGACTTACTTGAAATTGGTAGTGGTTCGTATGCAGATACAAACTATCCAAACGAAATTTATGGTCCAGCAGTTAATGCATTAAACGCAGATAATGAAACACAAGAACGTACTGTGGGACGTGTGTTCTATGTAACCACTGACCAGTTTGGTAACTTTAACGTAGGACCTTTCTTTAAAGTTGACCAAGGAACAGGACGTGTGACATTCTCAGCAGCGATTGCTTTGAGTAACTTGGACGGTATTGGATTCAAACGAGGTGTTCCAGTTTCGGAATTCTCAACAGATAGTTCATTCTCAGATAACGCAGTTGATACTGTTCCTACAGAGAATGCTGCAAGACTTTACATTGAAAGAAGATTAGGTATCTCGCACAGTGGTGCTAAGGTTATTGATGCTAATTTAATACCTAGTGTTACTGGTGGATTTATGGACCTAAGTGGTCAACAGGCTATGAAAGCCAACATGGATCTTAATCAAAACAAAATTGTAAATATTGCCAATCCAGTTAACCCTCAAGATGCAATGAACTTGAGAAGTTTTACTTTTGATAACCTACAAAACTTTACATTTACAGATTTAGCAGCAAACCAATTACTTGTGTTTACAGGTAATGATAGAGATGCTGTAAACGTTACAGTTGTAGGTGATATAAGTTTAGATATTGATTCAACAGCAAACTCAATTGATGCGCAACTTAATCCTAATGTAATTTTAGATGCAGACGTTAATGCAACTGCTGACATTGCTCAAAGTAAATTATTAATGCAATTAGCAGGTACTGATGTAAATGCACCAACAGGAACAGCAGCAGTCAAACAAGCACGCAGTGGTTTAGCAAGTTTCAGTAGTACAGAATTTACTGTAACTGACGGTTGGGTACAACTAAAAGACAACGGTACACCTAAGTCAGCACTAGCACAAGTTGCTGCACAGAGTGTGTTAGGTAATGATGCACTAACACCTGGTGACGTTGCAGATATTCCATTTACAACAATTGTAGATGCAGGTGGTTCTGTTAAGAAATCACAGTTTGGTAGTGTAGGTTTACTTGCTAGAACAAATGCAAGTTCAGGAACTTCTGATAGTGATTACGGTATTATTGACTATGCAGCAGGTGATAGTAGTACAGTCGAAGCAGGCAAACTTATAATTAGAGATAGTAACGGTGACTTCGGTGGTAGAATAATTGACGTAGCACAGTATAACATTGACGGCTTTGAAGCAGTTGATTCTGGAACATCTGGGTCAGGTGGATTTATTAGATTGCATACGTTTGGCGGCACTGGCGGCGGAGGTGGCGGCGGAATTTTCTTACAAGACGGCACACTTGCATCAGACAAATCAAACTTTTATGATAATGATAACCACACATTTAGAACTCAAAATGGTTTAGCAAATGCTCCTATTATTGCATCAAGCATTCAAGTAAGCAGTTTAACAACAGGCGGCAATACTACTGCTGGTACAATTACAGGTAGATGGAGTCTTACAGGAAGTTCACCTAATGAATCTAGACTTGAAGCAACATACTCAGCAGACGTTGCAGAATACTACGAAGGTGACAAGGAATACGAAGTCGGAACAGTGTTAGTATTTGGTGGTGACAAGGAAGTTACAACTTCGAACACAGGCACAGATAAGAGAATAGCAGGTGTTGTATCAAATACAGCAGCATATGTTATGTATACAGCATGCCCAGGACATAAAAACCTAGTAGCACTTGTTGGTAGAGTACCTTGCAAAGTTGTAGGAAAAATTAAGAAAGGTGATATATTAGTTACAGCAGGAATACATGGTGTAGCAACAGTAAGTGAAGATCCTAAAGTAGGAACAATTGTTGGTAAAGCAATTGAGGATTACGATAGTGATCATATAGGAACAATTGAAATAGCGGTGGGTAGATCATAATGGCATACAATAGTAATATTAATCCAGGTAATCCACCAATTGTGTGGAGCAGAGTAAAAGAAGCATTTGAAAAAGTAAATGAAAACTTTACTATCATAGGCGCAACACTTTCGAGAGGAGGTGATCAGGATATAGCCCATGTTGAATCAGGAACTTCAGAAAGTAATCCTGTTAGAGTTGTTGCTACAAGCAAACATGAGTTAGTCGATGGTCAAAAATTATTCATAACAAGCACTGGTATAAGTCAATTAGATAATCAAAACTTTTTTGCAAAATTAATAGATTTATTTTCCTTTCATTTATATACTGACGAAAATTTAACTACATCAGTAAACGGCACAACATATGATGCATATGCTTCAGGTGGTGGAATTTTCCAAGCATTTTCAGAATACAATTCTTTGGATTTCGAAAATTTAAATACGAATGTTTCACCTAATAGTGTTGCAACATTTAACTTAGGTAGTGTTACTAAACCGTGGAAGTCTTTATATACAGGTGAACATTCTGACAATGATGCAAATGCATTTAATGGTGTTTGGTTAGGTTCAGCACAAATAAAAGGTAAGCCTGGAGGTATAATTGATTTACCGTTAGGTTCAACTGTAAACGGTTCATTAATAATTAATCCAGATCAAACATTTTTCAAAAGTGTACAAGTTGATAGTGGAAACCAAGTAGTAGCAGATGACTTTGTTGATACATTAAATTTAATAAGTGGAACTGCAATTTCAATGGCAGTGGATAGTGCTGCTGAAAGTATTACAATTACAAACACAGGTGTTACACAATTAACAGCAGGACTAGGTTTAGGTATTAGCTCTGCAACAGGAAATGTTACAGTAACTAACACTGGTGTTCGAAGTATACAAAGCACAACAGCATTACCTAGTGGTAGAGCAGCAGGCGCTGGTATTAATATTGATAATAGCACTGGAGATAATGTAAAAATAACAAACGCAGGTGTACTAGAAATACAACCTGGTAGTGCTGCTTTAACGGTATTTACTGATGCAGCAACTGGTATTGTAACAATTACAAATGCTTCTCCGGCTGGTAATGCATATAGAACTGTAGATGTAAAAGGAACATTCTTGGCTGCTCCTAGTATAGCAGGTACATTAGTTGTAGAAGAAGGAAACGGTATTGTTCTTACTGGAAACAGTGGAACACAAACATTAAACATTGCGTTTAGTGGACAATCAGATATTACAGGTAGTGTGTTTGCTGATGATTCAACAGTGCTAGTAGATGCTGTAGATGCTAAGATCATTGGCCCAGTAGAAACATATAATTTAAGAACAACTAATCCAACTATTGCACTTGGATATCTAGCAGGTCAAACAGATCAAGAAAATAGTTCAGTAGCAATAGGTAATCAAGCAGGTAATAACGCACAAGCCGCTGGGTCAGTTGCACTTGGTAGTAGTGCAGGTCGAACTACTCAAGGCATAGAAGCAATAGCAATTGGTAAAGAAGCAGGTAAAAGTACGCAAGGTGATGATGCAGTAGCAGTTGGATCTGAAGCAGGCGAAGTAGTTCAAGGCGCAGAATCAGTAGCAATTGGTAAGCGGGCAGGTAGCAGATATCAAAGCGATTCAGCAGTAGCACTTGGCACCGCAGCAGGTTATGACAATCAAGGCGATTCAGCAGTAGCACTTGGTAAAACAGCAGGTTATGACAATCAAGGTGACAACGCAGTGGCAGTTGGGTACGGCGCAGGAAGTTTTACTCAAGGCACTCAAGCAACAGCACTTGGAAACAGCGCCGGTTATACAACTCAAGGTGCAAGTGCAATAGCAATTGGTTATCAAGCAGGCTATTCAAACCAAGCAGCAAACTCAATTGTAATTAACGCAACTGGCAATATTTTAACTGAGGCTGGAGCAGATACATTTGTAGTTAAACCAATTAGAAGTGCAGTTGGTACAACTATGTTGATGTACGATGCTTCGTCAGGAGAGATAACACATACAGCGAATCCTGAATTTAACTTTACAGGTGATATAACAGGTTCAGTATTTGCAGATAATAGTACACAATTAGTTGATGGTGTAGATGGAGTTCTTAGAGGAACACACGTAGGTGAACTTATCGGAAGTGTGTTTAGTGATGACTCATCTGTAGTTATTAATGAATCAGGAACAGTGTTAGGAACTATTGCACCAGGTGCAGCGGCTCCGGCTTCAGAAACAGAAGTAGCACCTATAGGTGAAATTAGAGTTGATGACAGTTATGTCTATGTCCGCAAGAGTACGGGCTGGGGCAAAATTGCAATCGGCGGTTGGGTATAGGAGCGGATAAATGGCAAAACTTACAGTAAACATTGGCTCTAGTGCAAACGATAGAACAGGCGATAATCTACGTACTGCCTTTAACAAAATCAATCAAAACTTTGATGAAGTATATATTGGTCCACCGCAACTTACACAGACTGAGATAGATGCTCTTACACCAGTTTTTGGTATGATGGTTTATAATACAACATCAGGAAAGTTTCAAGGTTATGCTGCAGATGCTAATAATGATAGCACAGCAGGGTGGGCGGATCTCCACTAAATATACATATAGGAAAGAAAAATGGCAACAATACAAACAATTAATGTAGGAAATTTAGTAAACGACGGATTAGGTGATGATCTAAGAACAGCGTTTCTAAAGGTAAATGCTAACTTTTCTGAACTTAATACAGGGCTTACTATAACAGCGTCAAACAGTGGGTTAGGTGCAGGTGTATTTAAACAGAAATTAAATAACGATTTACAATTTAAATCTCTTGTAAGTGGAACTAAAATATTAATTGAAGAATCTGCAGATTTTCTTACTGTTAACACTACACAGGAAGATGCGTTTATAAGATTTGACACTGATAGCGGTAGCATGTTAGCGTCAACTCACGAACAAATCACACTACAAGGAATAGCAGCACCAGGTTCAGAAACCGGTTTAAAAGATATAGAAGTAACGACGTCTGGAAGTTCTGTCAATTTTAAAACAGTAATTCCTGTAACTGAATATTTGCAAACTTATGATTTTGGTTCAATCAATGGAGTATATCAAAACGCAATACAGTTAGCAATGCAGACAGCAAATATAGATTTTGGAACACTAACATTTACATCAGATATCGACCTCGACTGTGGCGATCTAACCTAGGAGGATAACCACAAATGGCAGTGACATGGACAACGCCAGCAGGAGACCTAGGAACACTTGAAGAAAGAATTATTACCTCAGTCTCTATAGAAGCAACAACAGATACTAGCAATCCAATTCAATATTCTGTAATCGCAGGTGAACTTCCTCGTGGTATGATAATATCAGGAAATGTTATAAAAGGGTCACCTGCTGAAGTAACAAAATTTACAGAATACAGATTTGTTATTCGTGCAGACGATAACGATAAAGAAAAAGATAGAACATTTAAAATAAGCGTAACTGGTGCAGATATTCCTGAATGGATTACCAAAGAAGGATTTTTAAACGTAGGACCTGGTCAGGCTTATTTTATTATGGATGATGCCCAGGTAGACTTCCAATTAGAAGCAACGGATAATGATGCTGTAGCAGGTGAGAACTTAGAATATTATTTGGTACCTAATAGCGGAATATTACCTTATGGATTAAAAATTTCTAAGACAGGACGTATAAGTGGCTTTACACAGCCAATACCTGCAATAGACTATGCTACATCAATTACTGGAGCATACGATACTGCTTCATTCGATACAGCACCTCTAGACATTGCAAAGAATAATAGTTTAGGTTTTGATTCATTCTTTTATGATAATCAATATTACGACTACGGTGAGCAAGGAATTGTTCCTAAAAAATTAAGTAGGATTTATACATTCGGTATTGCAATTACAGATGGATTGAATGCTGTAAACAGAATATTTAAAATATATGTAGTATCAGAAGAATTTTTAAAAGCAGATAATACATTAGTACAAGTTGATACTAATCTATTTCAAGCAGATACAACAAGTGATAGAGTTCCGTTATGGATTACAGATTCATATCTTGGTAGATATAGAGCAAATAATTACATAACATTATTCCTTGATGTATACGATCCACCAACACTGTCTGGAGTAATCAGTTATTTTATAGTAGACAATAATCCTGATGGAACTCCTAGTACATTGCCGCCAGGACTTACTATAGATACAACTACAGGTGAACTAGCAGGCAAAGTTCCATACCAGGCTGCTGTAACTACAACTTATCAATTTACTATGAAAGCAGTTAATTTTCCTGCAAGTATAGCACAACAAGATTACACGCTTGTAGGTGACTGGAGTTCGATAAGATTCTATGAAGCAAACGAAGCAGTTAGATATAACGGTTTTGTTTATGTATGTAAAGAATCTAACATTAACCAATTACCAGATGAAGCAAATAGTTCTTATTGGGAATTAGGTGTAGGAACATCAGATAAAACTTTCACTGTAGATTTAATAGGTGAAATAGAAAGTTCTATCGAATGGATTACAGGTACAGACTTAGGAATTATTAAACCCAATCAGCCTAGTAAATTAGCAGTAGAAGCAACAAGTCTTTTGTATGGTGGAAGAGTTAGTTATAGTATTACATCAGGTGAGTTACCTCCAGGATTAGTTTTCTTATCCAATGGAAACATTACAGGCAAAGTAACACAGTTTTCAGATAGTGATCAAGAAGGGTTGACTAGATTTTTTGATAGAGATAGTAGTGCAGTTGATTCAACAGGAACTATTACGTACAATACTACCTTTGATGGTATCGGTACCACATATGATAAATTATATACATTTAGTGTACAAGCATCTGATTCATCTGGGTTGGCAAAAGATACAAGAAAATTTACAGTAAAGGTTGTTGCAGACAGTCAAAAGTCTTTTGCTAATATTTTTGTTAAAGCGTTTCAAAATAAAAATAAAAGACTTTCATGGTTTAACTTTATAACTGACGCAACTATTTTTCCTTCTAACGATATATATAGATACGGTGATACTAATTTTGGTGTCCAGACTGAAATTAAAAGTTTAATTTTTGCAGGTATAGAAAGCACTGCTGCTACAACAGTAGTACAAGCATTAAGTAGAAACCATTATAATAAAAGATTTACGTTTGGAGCAATAAAGAAAGCCCAAGCCAAAGACCCAATTACACAAAAAGTACTATATGAAGTAGTATATGTTGATCTAGTTGATGATTACGAAAAAAATGGTAAAAGTATATCAGATGAAATTAATTTACCAAATAACAGCAATAGCAAAGTTCTTGTAAGTTATGACAATATTACTATAGATAGTGATATTCCATATGCGAGTGATGCAGATTTGCAACGAGTATTTCCTAATTCAGTCAAAAATATGAGAAAAAGATTATCTGCTATAGGAGAAAGAGATAGAGAATTTTTACCTTTATGGATGAGAAGTATACAGCAAACAAGTACGTATGAACTTGGTTTCACAAAAGCACTTGTTATTTGTTATACTAAACCTAACAGAGCAGATACAGTAATAAGTAGAATTAAATCAAGTGCATTTGACTTTAAAACCATAGATTTTACTGCTGATAGATACATTATTGATATACTAAACGGAGAAATACAGGATACTTATATACAGTTTCCGCAAGATAAAATTACAAATCATGCTAATTTAGCACATAAATCTACTGAAGATAAACCCTTTGCTCAGAAAAATATTCCGAGCTAGTTTGTAATATGATAAATACATACTGAATACAACGGAGATAATAACGTGGCAAGATCGAACAACAGTTTAATAAACTATCTAAGTATAAATGAAAACTTCCCAGTTGCTGGGCAGGATAATGATACACAAGTTTTTAGAGATAATTCAGACACAATTAAAACAAGTCTTAGAAATGCTAAAGATGAACTTACAGATGTCCTTACAAATGCTGCGTATAAGGATGAAGCAAACGATTTTGAATTAAACAATATCTCAAATGCTGTTTTAATTAATAATAGAATTGGTAAATTTGACGGAGGAGCAGTTGATGCTTCACCTACTACTATTGATTACAAAAATGGCGACTACCAAATTTATAGAGTAGGTGGCAATATTTCCATAGACTTCTTAAATTTTCCAGGAGATCCTGTATATACAGGAGAAGCCACTCCGATCGGTATGGGCAAAGTAACACTTGAACTATATAGTGATGGTTCATCAAGAACTGTTAACTTTTTAACTTCAGGTGGTACAATTATTAAAAGCAAAGATTTCCCAGGGTATGCAAGCGGATCGCCAGTACTTACATTAACTTCAGCAACTGATCCAATTATCGTTGAAGTATTTAGACACAGCACTGCGGTAATATACATGAGATATATCGGCGCATTTGCATAATGTTTCACCCATTCCAAGAAGACCCAAAACAACTTACTGAAACTGAATTAACACAGAAAATATCCGAATTGGGCAAAAAATATACCCAAGCCGCACGTTTAGGCAACGGACAACTGTTGACACAACTCCAAACATTTGTTACAATATATAGAGATGAATTACGCAGAAGAGCAATGCAACCTGTAAAAACAAATGATGAAGATAAGGATTTGGATCAACTTATAAATGTCGACTAATAATATAAAAGAAGTAATACAAGGTATTAAAAAACACGGGCCAGAAATACTGGAACACTGTGTTATTGATGATGCTAGTCTGTATCTAGAAAGAATAGAAACAGAATTCCTAGACTATCCAAAGCCAAAATCTAAATTAAATACAAATAATTGGTTTATGCCAGACAGTTATAAAGATATGGATATTGAAAAATTCGTTATTATGCAGTGTAAAACAGACGAATATATAGAAAGAGCTAAGATTGAACTGAAAGAATTCGAAGATAGAAATCTTACGATGTTACTAAAACAGGTAAAATATATAATAGACACACTAAGAAAAAATGATATCGTATGGGGTGTAGGTAGAGGATCAAGTGTTTCAAGTCTTGTTCTTCACATATTAGGGGTCCATAAGATTGATCCGATTAAATACAATATACCACTAAACGAATTCTTTAAATAAGGAGACTAAAATGGCAACAATTAAAAGTATGCGCGGCAAAGAGATTGATATGGAAAAACTTAATCTTAAAAATGAAACATTACCAGCAGTTGGTAATATGAAAGTAAATGCTCGCGGTGATGAAATTGGTAAGGGCGGAAAAGTAGTAAGAACAAGAGAAGCAATTCTAAAAGATTACTATGATAAAAACCCTAGAGCAATTCAAGAAGAAGTTGTAGATAGATCTAAAAAATCATAGAAAGGCTATAGCACATGATCAAAGGTAAAATTACTGCTATCCGTAGTGATGTATTAGTGCATAAAATGCACTTTGGTGAAACAACGACAGCAGGCGGAATCATTATTGGATCCGATGACGCTAAGGCACATGGTGTAAAACCTCGTTGGGCACAAGTATATTCTAAAGGACACGAAAATAAAGATCCGTATGATGTAGGCGATTGGATTTTAATCGCACACGGTCGTTGGACACGTAAACTTAAAGTTACAGACGAACACGGCGAAGAAGTAGAGATTCAAAAAATTGAGTTGGACTCAATACTTGCATGGCAAGATGAAGAGCCCAAGGACCTTGCGTACTTCGGTCAAGAGTATTCAGACGGATCTAAAGCAACATTTGACGCCGGTATGTTTGGCGCCGAATAATTAACAACTATATACTTTTTCCGGACACAATCTAAAAGTCAAAGCCTTCCTAGGCCCCTTAGTGGTGTTTATAGACACTTCCCCTGATTTTGGATGAAATTCAATTTTAGTAATCTTTGCCTTGTCGTTGTTCTTTCCAACAAGTATTTCTTGGCCTACTTCTAGGTTTACATTAAGATTTGTAATCATGGGGTTCTCCTTTTTGATAACGAATGTTATAAAAATATTTAGTATAACTCTTGACAAGAGTAAACAGATAGTATATAATATAAATTAGAATAGAGGAGAGAATCTTGACACAAGTAGATTTAAACAAGTACAAAGACTTTGTACAAGAAGTAACAAGTAAAGAAAGTGATCAACTATCAGAGATGTTCTATAGAGCAAAGGATATTGAAGCAAATAATCCTAATGTAAAAACATCTTTATTATTAACAGGTGCAATTGGTATTGCATCAGAAGGAGGAGAGTTTAGTGAAATTGTTAAAAAATGTATCTTCCAAGGTAAACCTTTGGACGATGAAACTGTATTTCATTGCAAACGAGAACTTGGCGATATTATGTGGTATTGGATTAGTAGTTGCCGGGCTCTTGGGTTGGATCCTAATGAAGTCATAGAAGAAAATGTAAACAAACTTAAAGCAAGATATCCAGGCGGTGAGTTTGATGTACATTATTCTGAAAACAGAAAAGAAGGTGATCTTTAGATTGTGAAGTTTAAACACTCTAACATAGAAGGTATAGTTGTAAAGTCCGACGATCGTTATATCGTTAAGGATAATACCTTGTTGAAGAATCTAGTTGTAAGTAGTACTAGGCTTAATCCAAACAAAAGTACATCAGGACATAAACACGCAGGACAAGAAGAAGTGTATATGTTTTTAGAAGGTAC